ACTATTCAGTGGCGAGAAACTAGATAGGTAATTTTTTATGAGTGAAGTTTATCTTGGTAATCCCAATCTAAAAAAAGCAAATACAGCAATTGAATTTACTCAAGAGCAAGTTCTTGAGTTTGTAAAATGTAAAGAAGATCCCGTATATTTTGCAAACAATTATATTAAAATCGTTTCTCTTGATGAAGGATTAACTCAATTTAAACCATATCATTTCCAGGAAAAGTTAATTAACAACTTCCATGAAAATAGATTTAACATTTGTAAGATGCCTCGTCAGACAGGTAAATCTACAACTGTCGTATCTTACCTGCTCCACTATGCAGTTTTTAATGATAGTGTTAATATTGGCATCCTCGCTAACAAGGCAGCGACAGCAAGAGAACTTCTGAGTAGGTTACAAACTGCATACGAAAACCTACCAAAATGGATGCAGCAAGGTATCATATCATGGAACAAAGGATCTTTGGAGTTAGAAAATGGCAGTAAGATATTGGCAGCTTCTACGTCTGCAAGTGCTGTCCGAGGTATGTCGTTTAACATCCTCTTTCTCGACGAGTTCGCGTTCGTCCCGAATCACGTTGCTGACTCGTTCTTTGCATCTGTGTATCCTACTATTACTTCTGGTAAAAACACAAAAGTAATTATTGTATCTACCCCACACGGTATGAATCATTTCTACCGTATGTGGCACGATGCTGAAAAAAGTAAAAATGAATATGTCCCAACGGATGTTCATTGGTCAGAAGTTCCTGGAAGAGATTTAAAATGGAAAGAGACCACGATTGCAAACACATCCGAACAACAGTTCAAAGTTGAGTTTGAATGTGAATTTCTTGGATCTGTTGATACATTAATTGCCCCAAGTAAATTAAGAACATTTATTTACGACAATCCACAGACAAGAAATGCTGGATTGGATGTATATGTATCGCCAAAAGAAAATCACGATTATGTAATCACTGTTGACGTTGCTAGAGGAGTTGGAGAAGATTATTCGGCATTTGTAGTCGTGGACATTACACAGTTCCCACATAAGATTGTGGCTAAGTATAGGAATAATGAAATTAAACCTATGCTATTTCCAAATATCATCCATGAGGTAGCAAAAAATTATAATAGTGCGTTTATTTTATGTGAAGTGAATGATATTGGAGATCAAGTAGCATCGATCCTTCAATATGATTTAGAATATCAAAACCTTCTTATGTGTTCCATGAGAGGTAGAGCAGGTCAGATTGTTGGTCAGGGTTTTTCTGGTAAGAAAACTCAATTGGGAGTGAAGATGTCTAAGACTGTTAAAAAAGTTGGATCACTCAATCTCAAGACACTTATTGAAGAAGATAAATTAATCTTCAATGACTATGAGATTATCTCAGAACTGACAACCTTTATTTCAAAGCACAACTCATTTGAAGCAGAGGAAGGTTGTAATGATGACCTTGCAATGTGTCTTGTTATCTATGCCTGGTTGGTAGCACAAGACTATTTTAAAGAACTTACTGATCAGGATGTCCGCAAAAGATTATATGAAGAACAAAAGAATCAGATTGAACAGGACATGGCTCCATTTGGTTTTATGGATGATGGATTAGGGACTGATAGTTTCGTTGATAAAGATGGGGATAGGTGGTTTACTGATGAGTATGGTGATAGGTCATATATGTGGGAGTATATGTGATGATTGATGATATAGATGATCAGGTAAGTTTAGGACATCTATTATTATCGGACAGAAAATGTAGAGCTTGTGGCGAAATAAAAAATCTTGTGGATAGTTTTTACAGAACAAGAAAAGATAGAGGTCCTGTAGCATCATCATTCTCATATGAATGTAAAGAGTGTACTATAAAAAGAATAGTTGTTAGTAGAATGACAAACACAGTTTTTGATAGGTGGGAATATCCAGATTGGTAGTTCACGTCACTTTTCCCCCGTGAAAACTCAGTTTTTAATAAATATTTTCAGATAAACTGAGATCTAACACGGAGAAAAACATGGCGACTCCTCAATTATCTCCTGGTGTATTAGTCAGGGAAGTTGACTTAACAGTAGGAAGAGCTGATAATGTTTTAGATAATATTGGCGCAATTGCTGGTCCTTTTTCTATTGGTCCAGTCAATGAACCCATTGACATTACAACTGAGCAAGAGTTAATCAATACTTTTGGCAAACCTCTTTCCACCGATGCTCAATATGAGTATTGGATGAGTGCATCTTCATTCCTCTCATATGGCGGAGTTCTTAAAGTTGTAAGAACTAGCGGTGCTACCTTAAACAACGCAAATGCTGGCGTCGGAATTGGTTCAACCACATCACTTTTAATCGAAAATTACGACGATTATCTGGAGAACCACGCGGACGGAGAAGATACCGATTACACTTGGGCTGCAAAGAACCCAGGAACTTGGGCAAACTCTCTGAAAGTTTGCGTCATTGACGACAAAGCAGACCAAACTCTTGGCATCACTACTACCGATTTAAGCAACGCTGGGGCTAGAGTTGGTTATGGCGTAACAGCGTCCTTGGTTGGACAGGTAATCGCAGGTTCTGGAACAACTTCTGCTTTTGATGGTTATCTGAAGGGCATCATCACTGGAGTTTCAACTGATTCTAGCAATAGTGTATCAACTATTGATGTTAAGGTTGTTTCTAGAGTTTCTGCTGCTGGAACCGAGACCAAGATTGATTATGCAGAAGGAAATGCAGTTCAATCTTTCGATACTTCAGACACCGTTTACTTTGTAAACAACTCTGGTATCAATACTGGAGCATTTGGTGCTGGTGCTGGAACATCTCCAGCAACGGCCGTTGATTGGTATGATCAACAAACCCTTGGTCTTACAAACACAACAATTTACTGGAAGTCAATCGCACCAAAACCAGTTTCTAACGTATATACTACAAATAGAAATGGTGAGGGTGATGCTCTCCACGTGGTCGTTGTTGATGATCTCGGAACCCTGACCGGCACTCAAGGATCATTACTTGAGAAGCATGTAAGCCTTTCTAAGGCAAAAGATGCTGTTTCCAATGTCAATTCTCCACAGAAGATCTGGTACGAAGGATACGTCGCAGATTTCTCCGAGTATGTTTATGCTGGAAGCAATCCTTCTTCTGCTGATGATGCTTATCACGGCACTGTACCAGTTGCTACTGGATTCTCGGCAAACTTTACTGCTGTAACAACAGGTCAAGGTCTCTGGGGACAAGATGCTCAAGAGGTAACATATTCCGCAATCGGTAATGTTTCATATACTCTTGGTTCTGGTGTAGACTACTCCGCAAATGGAGGAATGGCAGCAAGTCTGGGCAATCTTATTACATCTTATGGTAAATTCTCCAATAAGGATGAAGTAGAGGTTGACTATCTTATCATGGGTCCTGGTCTTACTAACGAGTTTGATTCTCAGGCAAAAGCAAACTACCTAATCTCTCTCGCAGGAGAAAGAAAAGATTGTGTTGCCGTAGTTGGTCCACACAGAGCTAATCTGATTGGATTGACCAATACCACAACTCAAACCACTAATCTGGTTAACTATTTCAGTTCAATTTCAAGTTCTTCTTACGGAGTCTTTGATAGTGGTTATAAGTACACTTATGATCGCTTCAATAATAAGTTCCGCTATATTCCAACCAACGCAGACGTTGCTGGATTGATGACAAGAACTGGAATTGTTGCTTATCCTTGGTTCTCACCTGCTGGTCAGCAGAGAGGAATCATCAATAACGCAGTAAAACTTGCTTATAACCCAAGCAAGGCAGAAAGAGATCGTCTCTATCAGGCAAGAATCAACCCAGTTGTTACTCAACCTGGAGTTGGAACACTTCTCTTCGGTGATAAAACTGCACTTTCATACGCATCTGCTTTCGATAGAATTAATGTTCGTCGCCTGTTCCTTACCGTTGAGCAAGCACTTGAAAGAGCAGCACAGGCACAACTCTTTGAACTCAATGATGAGTTGACAAGAGCAAACTTCAAGAACATTGTTGAACCTTATCTCCGCGATGTTCAGGCAAAGAGAGGACTCTACGGATTCCTGGTTGTTTGTGATTCCACAAATAACACTCCTGACGTTATTGATAACAATGAATTCAGGGCAGACATCTACCTGAAGCCAACGAAGTCAATCAACTATGTCACCCTCACGTTCGTCGCAACGAGAACTGGCATCAGTTTTGAAGAAGTCGCTGGTCGCGCTTGATCCGCCTACACAATAAATAACAAAAGGAGGAATTAAAAATGGCACACACAATTCAGGACTTCAAATCAACACTCATTGGGGGCGGTGCCCGCCCCAATCTATTTGAGGTTGTTTTAACAGGCGAATTTCCTGGAGCAGCTGCTGCTGGTTATGACGCAGATAATTTTTCAATTCTCTGTAAGGCAGCACAACTTCCAGCATCCAACATCGCATCAATCGATGTTCCTTTTAGAGGAAGAGTCTTTAAGGTAGCTGGAGATCGCACATTCGATACCTGGACCGTTACCGTTATCAACGATACGGACTTCAGAATTCGTACTGCGATGGAAGGTTGGATGCAAACCATCGGTCAATATGCTGATGGTTCTGGTGCTACTGACCCAGCAAGCTATCAGGTTGATGCTGTCGTCAAGCAATTCACCAGAGCAGCTTCAACACTTAATAATGTTGAGGGTGCTGGTATGGAAGTTGCAAAACAGTATAAGTTCTATAGCATTTTCCCAACTAACGTTTCTGCTATTGATCTTTCATACGATTCTGCTGACACCATTGAAGAATTCACTGTAGAATTCCAAGTACAGTACTGGTCTCCACTTACAGGCGAAAACTAATCTAATAAATAATAGAGATTAGTTCAGCAAGTAATAATGTCGTCAAAATTATTTGGGTTCTCTATTGAGGACAATGAACCACTATCTCCAAGTACGGTTTCCCCCGTTCCTCCTAATAATGAGGACGGGGTTGACCATTACTTGAGCAGTGGTTTTTTTGGTTCATATGTAGACATTGAAGGCGTATACCGCACAGAGTTTGATCTCATTAAAAGGTATCGTGAAATGGCACTTCACCCAGAGTGCGATAGTGCCATTGAAGATATTGTAAATGAGGCCGTAGTTTCGGACACTAATGATTCTCCCGTAGAAATTGAGTTATCAAATCTCAATGCTAGTGATGGTATTAAGAAAAAAATCCGTCAAGAATTTAAACACATTTTAGATTTATTGGATTTTGATAAGAAAGCGCACGAAATTTACCGTAACTGGTATATTGATGGAAGACTTTA